GTATTGTATTTCATACTCAATACAATGGTAATGATATGGCAAGTTTAAATGCAAGTTTTGGTTATGTAAGAGGTATCAATTCTGCTAGTGTATTTGTTCCGTCAGCACAATACAAAGATACAAGTGGTAGTGCAACAATGAGTAGAGCAGAAGTTGCTAAGTTTAATGCACAATTAAGAATGGCAGAAGGTAGTTTACAAAAGGCAGGACCTTTATTAAATTTATTTGATAGTAATGACCAGTTGTCAGTTGGTTTTAGATTAAAGACATTTTTTAATTCTGTTATTAGAGATAGTAAAGGTGGTATGGGTAGTGTTAGAACACTACAAGATAGATTTAGAGATTATTATGAGAACTTTATACAAGCAGAAATAGATAGTAAGAAAACTGCTAGAGGTAAAGAAAAATATATTGTTGCAAGAGATAACAATTTAAAATTTATTGATAGAAATAAACAAGCACTATATTTTGCTATAGCAACTTATATGACTTTGCAAACAGCAAAGAATACAATATTGCAAAAGTTAGCACAAATACAAAGTGTTGGTCACTTTATTAGAACCGATAGTGGTTATAGAGTTACCGCACCTGAAGGATTTGTTGCGACAGATAAGATAGGAAATGTAGTTAAGTTAGTAGATAGATTAGAGTTTAGTAGAGCAAACTTTACTATCGCTAAAGATTGGGTAAAAGGATAATGACATATACAATAGAAGAAATTATTGAAGCAATGAAAAAGATATGTCCTGAAGCCTGGAAGGATAAAAAGTAATGAAAAAATTTTTAAGAGAAGTTATAGATTGGAAATTTAATTTTATTAGAACTAATCCTGTTAAGTCAGTTTATCTAGCGTGGTTAGAAGGATTGGCAATAGGTATTCTAATAATGTTTTTAATAGGATAATATATGGTACAAACATTTGTCAATTTTCTAAAAGAAGCGAAGATGGTTCGTGTAGTTATTATGGGTGGGCCTGGTTCAGGTAAGTCAACCTATTCTGAATACATTATAAGACACTTTGGTATTAAACATATATACCCAGGTGGTTTATTAAGAAAAGAAATTGATAAAGGTGGTCCTGATGGTCAAAAGATTAAGAACTTATTAGACCAAGGTAAGTTTGCACCTAACGATATAGTTTTAAAACTAATTAGAAAAGAAGTTGCAAGTGCAACAAAAGGATATGTATTAGATGGATATCCTAGATATATGCAACAAGTAAGAGATATGGAAAAGTTTGGTATCGGTTATGATGTTGTTGTATTTTTAGATGTAGATAAAGAAGAAGTAATTAAAAGATTAACAAAGAGAGGAAGAGCTGATGATAAACCAGATATTATATCTGATAGAATTGCCTTGTACAAAAAAGAAACAGGTCCAGCGATTGATTACTTCAAAACAAAACCAGGCTTTATTAGTATTAAAGCACAAGGAAAAGAACCTGGTGATATTGCGAAAGATATTATAAAGGAAATACAAAATGAAATATAGACCTTTACCAGATAACTTAACTATTAAATTATCACCAATAGAAGGTTTTGGTATATTCGCAGTAGAAAATATTGATAAGATGACAGACTTAGGAATATCACATTTAAGTCTAGGTAGAGAAATTTATAGAACACCATTAGGTGGTTTTTTAAATCATAGTGATACACCTAATTGTCAGAAGATAGAAGTAGATGGTAAATACTATTTACAAACATTAAAAGATATTAAAAAAGGAGAAGAGTTAACTTTAAAATATACTCTCTATAAAGTATGAAACAATTTAAACAAATAATACAAGAAGGTGTTTACGACCCAGGAATATTTAAAGCATTTTTTCTTGCAGGTGGTCCTGGTTCTGGTAAGACTTATGTAACCAACAGAGCAACTGGTGGTATGGGTTTAAAGATGGTTAACTCCGATATAAGATTTGAAAGATATTTACAAAAAGCAGGTCTATCACTAAAAATGCCTGATAGTGAAGCAAGTGCTAGAGACCCATTAAGACAAAGAGCAAAACAAATTACAGGCGACCAAATGGACAGATATATTAGAGGTCGTTTAGGTTTAGTTATAGACGCAACAGGTAGAGACTATAATGTAATTAATAGACAAAGAAGTATGCTACAGATGTTAGGTTATGACACTTATATGATATTTGTAAACACTAGTTTAGAAGTTGCATTACAAAGAAATAGAGTTAGAACTAGAAGCGTGCCTGAAGATATAACAAGAAAAAGTTGGAACACCGTTCAAAATAATATCGGTAAGTTTCAAAATATGTTTGGTATGAGAAATATGATAGTCGTTGATAACAATGACGCAAAAGAAGATGAACTATTAAAAGTATATAAACAAGTAAGGAGATTAATTAATGTTCCTGTACAAAATTATGTAGCAAAAAAGTGGATAGAAAACGAACTACGATTAAAAAGACAAAATGCCAGATAATTTTCAAAACGCATATTACAGAAACTATGTAAAAGAACTTCTTAAAAAGAAGAAGAAGATAGTTGATGATGTTAAGGAATCAATAATAGATATTCCTAGAAAGAGATATGCACCAGGAGTGTTTGACAATGCAGATACAAACAATCCTAAACTAAAACAAGTTGTTAGAGATATGATAGACGCTCAACTAAAACAATTTGCAGAATATCACCCAATCAAAAAGTATTCATTAATAGGTTCTATCTTAACAAAGAGATACCGTGATGACGCAGATTTAGATATTAATATATTATTTGATGTACCTGAAAGTGAAAGAGAAGCTGCGTTAGAAGCATTAAGAAAGAATTTAAAAGATGTAAATGGTAAATTAATACCAGGTACAAAACACCCAATCAATTATTTTGTAATAGTTGACCCTGCTGTCAAAGAGAAAAATGATAGTATGGCAGATGGCGTATTTGATGTACAGAATAATAAGTTTATTAGAAGACCAGAGAAAGAACAATTTGACAAAGAAAAATATATGGACGACTTTGGTAAGAAAGTTATGGAGTTAGATGTTGTCAAAGGAGAACTGGTAAGAGATATAATTGATTATAAAGAATTAAGAGATTTATCAAATGATGATGTTGACAATCTACAATCTATGATAAGAAACAAATTAGATGAGATTGAAGATAGTATACAATCTATCATTGATACAGGCGACCAAGTTATACAAGATAGACAAGACGCATTTCAAAGTGATATGTCGCCAGAAGAAATTAGAGAGTTTGGTAAGAAACACAAACTACCTAAAAATGTTATCTATAAAATGTTAGAAAAATACCATTACTTAAAATTCTATAAGAAGTGTAAAGATATTTTAGATGATGGTAATATAACAGATAAAGAAATAGATAGTTTAAAAGAAGCAGTAGGAAGACCTAAAAAACATATTGCATTTACCTTTGGTAGATTTAATCCACCAACAATAGGACACGAAAAACTTATTAATAAAGTTGCGAGTGTAGGTGCAAATGATTTTATTATAGTACCTAGTGGTTCTTTTGATAGTAAAAAGAATCCATTAAAACTTGCTGATAAAATTTCAGTTATGAAGTCAATGTTTCCTAGATATGCTAGTAAGATAAAACAAATACCTGGCGCTAGAACAGCGATAGAAGTTATCAACAAATTAAATGGTAAAGCAAATGAAATAACAATGGTCGTAGGAAGCGACCGAGTAAGAGAGTTTGAAACTCTATTAAACAGATATAACGGCGTAAAGGCAAGAGGTACTGATTACGAGTTTGACAAAATTAATGTTGTAAGTGCTGGTGAAAGAGATCCAGACGCTGAAGGTGCAACAGGTATGTCAGCAAGTAAGATGAGAGACGCAGCCGCAAAAGATGATTTTAAATCTTTTCAAAGAGGTTTACCAACTTCATTTAGAGATAAACAGAAGTTGTTTGGTCTAGTTAGAAAAGGTATGAACATAGCGGCGAATATGCAATCTCACGGATTAGGTACTATGAAACCTATATCTTCTATTGAAAACTTTACTCAATGGCAGGTAAGAGACCTTTACATAAGAGAACAATTATTTAAACAAGACGATATAGTAGAAGACCAAAGACAAGATGTTTCTGGTAAAGTAGTAAGAAGAGGAACTAATTACATTGTATTAGAAGATAACAATTCTAACTTACACAAATGTTGGATATGGGATTGTGTTCCTACACCAAAGATAGATGAAGTTAGAATACACGAACACGATTTAAATGTAGACTTTGGCTTTGAGGCTATGTCCGAGAAAGAGCTAGATATGAAACTAAAAGAAGCGTATGGTAAAAAAGGACCAGAAGATAAAGATGTAAAAGATAAAAAAGGTACACAACCTAAAAAATATTATAAAGATTTGAAGAAGAAAGACAAAGATAAAAGAGCAGATTTCTTTGCTAAACAAAAGTATAAAAAGAGTGATAAAGATAGTGATTACAAAGCTGCGCCAGGAGATAAAGACGCAAAGACTAAACCGTCTAAACATACTAAAAAATTTGATAAAATGTACGGCAAAGAAGCATACGAAATAGGTGCTGATTATGCTAATCATACTAAAGAAATGACACCTGGAGAGACGCCAAGTGAGAAACCAGTAGATAGTAAGAAGCGTGCTGAACAAGCACCAGAGAAGATTACCACAAATGATATAAAAGAGTGGGCTGCTTCAAGTGAGACTATTGATAAATATAAGAAACGATACGGCGAAGAGTATCAAAAAGAGATTGACGAAGCTGTGAAAAAGATGGAGGAACGGTTGAAAGTGCAATCGTTTAAAGAGTATGCTAAGATTTAGTGATTACGCACAAAAGATAACAAAGTCGTTGCATTATCACATAGAGAATAACATACCTCTAGCGAATAATATCTATCGTATTCATAGTGAAGAATTTTATGCCTTGTTTAGAGAGGCAAGAGATTTGTTCAAAGAAGGTCTATTAGAAGTTGATAGCGCTTGGGATAGAGAATTACTATCAACTGATATAGGTGAGTTTGGTATATACGAAGAGCAAAGTGTGCCTTTAGATATACCGATTGCAGAAGAGGAAAAGAACCCTCCTCTGAATAAACCTAAAAGAGGTGGACCTAAAAAGTTTTATGTCTTTGTTAAAGACGGAGACAAAATTAAGAAGGTGACTTGGGGAGATACAACAGGATTGAAAGTGAAACTAAACGACCCCAAAGCTAGAAAGTCCTTTGCAGCTAGACATAGATGTGCTAGTCAAAAGGATAAAACAAAGGCGTCATATTGGGCTTGTAATCTGCCTAGATATGCAAAGAGTTTAGGACTTGGCAATGGCGGAAACTTCTTTTGGTAAACCGTATACTGATTTAAAAACAAATGGTATACACCAGAGAGTTTTTAATTTTGATGTTGAAGACAAAGAACTAATTTGGCATAGAGACAAGTTAGATAGAAAAATAAAAGTTGTCTCTGGTGTTAATTGGAAACTTCAAATGGATAATGAGTTGCCAGAAGTATTGAAAGTAGGTAATGAGTATAACATACCGAAGATGGTTTATCATAGATTACATAAAGGTGAAGGTAGATTAATAATAGACATTAAGGAATACGAGGAAAGAAAATGACAAGATACAAAAAGACAATGGCAGAAGCAATCGCTGAAGTCTGGGCAAACGATATACAGCTAGACGAAGGTAAGATGAAAACAATTGCCACTATGTTCGCAGGTGGTTCATCACCAGAAGAAATAGCAAAGAAGATGAAACTTCCGTTGTCTACGGTTAAGTCAATATTAGGTGAAGAAGATTTACCTGAAAGTATGTTATGGGAGTTTACAGACGCTCAAATACAAAAACTTAAAAAAGAATATTCAGGACTTAAAGGTGCAAGAATATCACTTGCAAGAGCTAATCAATTAAGAAATATCTTTGACAAGATAACAAATTCACAATTACCAAAATTATACAAAGCAGACATTCCTTTCTTATCAACTATGGCATTAACTCGTATGATTAAAAAAGGTATTCAAGTACCTAAAGGTATTAAGTTAACAGCGTTTGAACAAATGTCTTGGGAACAAATTACTGAAACACATACTAGTGACCAATCATCTAAAAATATTCAAAAAGATAAGAACAAACAAGAGAACGCTCCATCAGAAGCAGACATAGACAGATTAAAAAAACAAGGTATGAAACCTACTAAAGAAGAGACTATCAAAT